GGCGACGGCGCGCATCTTGGCGGCGAAGTCGCGGCCGATCTCCCGCATGAGCCGTTGCCCGCCCGGCTCTTGCACGAGACGATCCACGGCCTTCTGGTCGATGCGCACACGGACCTTCCCGCCCGTCGACCCGCCGCCGCTGCTGCTGCGCCGCCTGGCCATTACGCCGACGTCCCCAACACGGCGATGTCGTAGGTGACCGAGGTACCGGCACCGGAGTTCGCGATCCTCAGCAGATCCGACGTCGCCGCGACCGACGACCACCCGAGCAGCGGGGCGGCGACGAGGAACAGGCCCGTCGGTGGCAGCGCGATCGTGTGGGCCGCCGCACCGAACGGGCCCACGAACTGGGTCGCCGCCGCCCCGCCGATGACGACGTTGTTCGTGTTCAACGCCGACGCGTACACGGCGATGACCTTGACCTTGACGAACGCGAGGTTCGCGCCGAACGCCGTCTGCAGCGCCGTTCCGGTGAGGTCGAGGTCGTCGGTCCCGGACGCTGCGATGGTCCGCGTGTCCGACCAGATGATGTCGACCTGACCCGACCCGGTCCCGTTGTCGAGGGACGACCCCCGACTGAAGTTGAGTTCCGACTTCTGCGTCTGCAGGTCGAGGCCCCCGATGAACAGGCCCTTGACCGCGATCGCAAAGCTAGTGTCCTGGACCGTCACCGGACCGACCTCCCTGTTAGCGAACTGGTGATGACACTTCCAACCGTAGGGCCAGCCGCGACGCGGCCGTCGCGTCGGTCGGGCCGTAGTCTCCCTGCCCACCGACGATCCTGGTCACGCTGTTACCACCCGCGATCGTTGGGGTGGATCGTACGACGTCGGACAGTGCGTCGGCGATCATCTCGACGTCGACGTCGGTGTCTTCGATCGGTTCGTCGCCGTCGCTGATCGCGACGCACCGGATGTGCACGCCCAACGTCACGGTCTCCATGACGAGGGTGTCGCCCTGCCCGGCCTCTAGGTCGTCGTCGCCCGGCTGGTCGAAGTCGAACCCGCCGCCGTAGATCGCCCGCTCGCCGATGCTCGCTGTCCACGAATAGCGCACGTCGACGCCGGCGAGCGGCGACCCCGGCTGGGCACGGGCGACGGCGGCCTTGAGGGCGGCGAAGATCGCCCGCTTGGCGGCGAACGCGTTCGTCGACAGCCGCCGCGTCTGCAGTGCGCCCCGGCCCATCACTCGCCCCCGGGCAGTGCCGGCCGGACCTCGAACGCCTCACACGCCGACCGGTACGCCCGCAACGCCGGGTCGGGCAGACCCAACACGACGTCCTTACCGGAGTGGTACAACGCGAACACCAGGCGCGCGCCGGCGTTCACCTTGGCGATGACGTCGCCGTGCAGCTGGTCAGGTTCGGCGATGAGTTCCGTTGTGGCGGAGGGGCCAACGTCGTGGGCCGCCGCCCGCAGTAGCAGCGGGAGCGGCACGGCGTACAGCGCGGAGATACCCGCCAACGTCATCGGGTCGGCCGAGGGCATACCCGCCGCCGCGCGCACGGCGTTCACGCCACGGGCGAGCGGGTCGGCGTACCCGTTCGGCGGGGGCGGCGGCGGAGGGACCTCGGTCGCCGGCGGCGGGATGGTCGCGCCGGGGTGCATCTGCTGGCCTCGTTCTGGGGTGTGCGTCATGCCGCCACGGTAGCGGAGGATCAGAACGGCCCGTCATAGCTGTTGCCCCGGTACACGGCGTCGACGGCGAGGTCGCCGGTCGACTGACGGCCGGGCTGCGACAGCCGGTAGACGCCGCCGTCCTGCACGGTGAAGCTCAGAGCATTCGGCGGGATCTGACTGGCTGCAGCGCCAAGCCAGTACTTGAGGCGTTGGATCGCGACCTCCCGGACCGTCGGGTCCCAGCCGTCGAGGCCGTGTTCGTACTCCACCACGTACCGGCCGACCCCGGGGAAGAACACGCCCTCGCCGTACAGGACGCCGGCGTCGGCGATCAGCGTCGTCGCGGCGAGTTGCGCCGGCGACCAGGCGGTGCCGTCCTCGGTCACGGCCCGGACGGTGCGGACCTCGGTGGAGGGCAGGGCCAGCCGGCACCCGTCGGCGTACAACGGCACCGACAGCTTCACCCGCTTGAACCGGGGTACGAACGCGTGCCCGGCGACCCGGTCGGCTTCCTGCTCGACGACGTTGCGCCGGTCGAGGATCGTCGCCGTCGAGTACTTGGCGAGGCCGCCCAGCCGGTTGCGGGCGTCGGCGACCTCGAACATGAACCCGCCGACGATCTCGACGGCGTCGCGCGCCTTGACGTTCGCGCCGGCCCACACGCCGGCCCACTCGATCGACAGGGCGTCGAGGACGTTGCGGCCGGCCGACGTGTACGTGTACGCGCCGACCGGCCCCGGGTGCCCGGCGTCGACCGTCTCGACGAGGGTCCCGTCGAGCCGTCGCACCGTGACGGTCACGGTGCCGGCGGCGTCGGCCGGGGCGTCGTCGACGGTGAACACGCGCGTCAGGACGTACGGCGTGTCCACCTGAACTCGGGTCAGTTGCACCGGGGACCCCTCTCGTTACTTCTTGGCGGTCGTGGTCTTGGCGGCGGTTGCCTTCTTGGCGGCCGGCGCCGACTTGGCGGGTGCGGTCGTCTGCGGCGTCGAGCCGAGCGCACGCCGGTCGCGCGGGGCCTCGTCGTCGTCGCGCTGCTGCTCGTCGTTGTTCGCTGCGGCCAGCCGGCGGCGGGCGGCGGCGATCTCGGGATCTCCCATGCCTGCAGCGTAGAGACGCTTGGAGGCACTGCGCCGGCCCTCGTCGTCGGCGCGCGACTCGGACGAGTCGAGTTCCTGCAGTGCGGCGTACGCCTGGGCGACGAGGCCCTCGGCGACGGTGTCACCGACGACGTCGCGCATCGCGTTGTGCCGGTCGGGGCTGGCCTCGTGCGGCGACCCGGTGTACATCGGGGACGTCTGCACGAACGCCGCCGGGCCGGCCGGGGCGATCGCGTCGCCGGTCGGGTTGCCGTGCTCCATGCGTTCCTGAGCGGTCGTGTCGACGCCGGGCGCGCCGGTCGCCGGGTCGATCGCCGAGGACTCCAACGGGGTGCCGTCGGGGGTGTTGACGATCGGGCCCTCGGTTGACGGGGTGTTCGACGGGCTGTCCGCCGGGGTCTGCTGGTCGGTCATGACCGGTCCTCTCCTGTGGGGTACTGCTGGGTTCAGCGTATCGATCTGCCGTCCCGTGTACCCGCTCACCTGGGAGATCACGCACCTGTCAGGGATTCCCTGACAGTCATATCGTCGTACCGTCATGGCGGTATGGCGGGACACCAAACGCCCTCAGACGGCCGCAGAGACGCTGCGGGCCGAGGGGGTATACCCAGCAGCCCCGCACACGGGAAGGGACGTGTGCGGGGCTGCTGGCCTAGCTAGACCCCGATCAGAACGTCGGGGTGATGTTGCCCGTGCCGCCGATCTTCTGGTGCGAGTTGGCGTACCGGCGCATCGTGTATGCGAAGTAGCCGTACAGGACGAGCACCACGCCCAGCGACGCGACGGCCGTCTGTTCCGCCCGGATGAACTGGGGAGCGTCGGGGTCCTCCCACAGGTAGCTCTCCTCCGACGGGACGACGTAGATCTCGTCCTCGTTCGTGCCGGCGCCCAGGTTCGTCGCGATGTTGTTGTCGACGATGACGACCTGACCGTTCGGGAGCAGGCCACGCGCACCCGACCCGTACCGCTCGACGTAGTTGACGCCGATGTTCTGGGCGGCGATGTTCGGCTGACCGATCATCGGCCACGACGTGGTCATCTGGGACTGCAGCCAGAACCAGCGCCGGCCGTGCATGACGACGAGGTCCGGCGTCGCCTGACCCAACAGGGCGGCCTCCGACGCCGCCGACGCCTGCAGAATCTTGGGGTACAACTCGGGGCCGGTCGGCGACGCGTCGGTGTACGCCACGGCCGTCGACACGGCCGACAGACCCGTCGTCGCCTGGTTGATCAGCAGGGAGTCGAGCGCGGTCGCGTACCGGCGCTGCAGGTCGTTCATGACCGTTGCCTCGACGCCGGTGCCACGCTCGATCGCCTGACGCGACACGGTCTGCTGGCCCGCCGCCGTCTGCACGTTCTCCGTGAGCAGCGTGTCGTCCATGTTCGTTTCCTGCACGGCCGTGTTCTCGGTCGCCTGCACGGCGACACCCGACGCGGTCGTGATCCGGCTGATGTTGACCGTCATCCCGTTCGCCGGCAACGGCAGGTGCGTCATCGCGTCGGCGAACGGCCGGCGGGCGGCGACGGCCGGCGCGTACATCTCGGTCAGGTACTGGGGGACGGTCAGGCCGGCGAACGCGCCGGTACCGACGGCCCGTTCGAGGTACTGGCCCCGCTCGACGCGTTCCTCCTGCATGTGCCGGATGAGACGCTGCTCGGAGTTCATGTCCCGGAACATGAACGACGCGGCGACGTCGCGGAGGAACTGCGCGCCGACCTTCTGCTTGTCGTCGCCCTCGTTGTAGGTCCGCTTCTCCTGACCGATGCGGGCAACCTGGTCATAGGCCGGCGCCCGGTTCTGCGCCGTCGCCGGGTCAGCGACCCGCTCGTGCATGTGGGCGGTCGCGAGGTCCTCGGCACGCTGCGCTTCCTGCAACGACTTGAGGTCCCGCTCGGACGCGGCGAGGTCG